TGAATAAATTTAAAATTGCTTTTAACATTTTTTTGTTCCTTAAATAAAGTATCAATTCTATCACCTATATTTAACTTACCGTGGTTTTGTAACCAGGAAAGTGCCACTTCACTATAGGACTTGTTTCCAATAAACTCATTGATATTTAGGTATGTATTAGTTATATCTTCTTCAATACAACTTAAACTACCAGTATTATCAATGTGCATGAAATTGTCAAAGGATTCAGAAAAAACTTGTTTGTTTTTCTGAGCTTGCATCCACTTATCATATCTGACGGATTCAACCATCATTCTAGATAATTTTGTATTTCTTTCTTGACTAGCTTCGTTGGTGGTATTCACAAATACCATCATAGTACTATAACCTAATTCTTCTAACTCTTCCTTGATATAAGAAATACGGTCCATATCATCAGCAGGACCATTAATAATCAAAGAACCACGGTTACGAATGGCTTCTCTGCGTAAATCACTTGTTTTTTCAGATAATTTTTGTTTATCCGCCAGATAATCGTAAGCTTGAATTTGATTCAATTCTACAGCTCTAGAATCAGCAATAGCTTCACGAATAATTATATCTTTACCTGATCCTGGACCACCAGTTACAAAGATAGCTTTAAAAAGACTACGATTCACATCTTCATGTATACCCATACCTTTACGAGTATCATGCATCAATTCTTTTGCATGTTTGTCTGAAACATGTTCAGGTACACCTTTACGAAACTCTTTGAAATTACCAGAAGCGGCATGGTGACGCATCTTAGTACCAGACATACCACTAGAACCTTCTGCATCAGGATCTCTTTGACCGGCAGAATGTACTGTAATTTTTTTGAAGTGATACTTTCCGTGTTTACCTTCGACACCATTATATTTGTGTAATAGGTGGTGCATTTCTTTAACACGGTCAGAACCAACTACCACATGTAAGTGTGAAGCACCATGAGCTTTTGCTGCATGATGTAATATTGTTGGTGCTTCAGCTGAAGATTTGTGAATGTTTGTATCAGTAGAATATCTTTTTAGGTGTTTAACTTTTTGTTCACCAGATAGAGGATTCTTTTTGGCATCTTGTGAATGTGATACCACTACAGAATGTGTTGCGTTGTGTTTCTTAGCAACATCTTTAACTTTATCTATTAATTTTAAATGGCCTGTAGTTGGTGGATTCATACGACCAAAGGTCATGACATGGTGTTTTTCACCTTGTTTTGTTTCTTCAACTAATTCTAAAAACGATTTCATTTACGAACTTTTAATAAATTTTGTTTAGCAAACTCAGCACGATTAACCAATTTGGTTGGTTGATTTTCGTGGTGAACTACGAAACCTTCAGGTTTAGACTTCTTACCAGCAATGTGATGTTGGTAGTGTCCTTCATGTGTTTCTAAAGATTTAACTAAAGCATTTTTAGCTTGATGTAAATGATGGTGCATCGCAAATAAGTTACCGTAGTGTTCTTTATGTTTCTCAACATGAGCAACTTGTGATGCACCTTCTTTAGTCTTTTCTGATTTGGATTTTTCAGTAGAAACTTTGGTGGCCAATTTATCATGGTGTGATTTGATGTGCTCTTTAAAACCTTTAACACTTGGAACTTCATCATGTCTTACTGTCTTGTTTATATATGTGGCAAGGTGTCCGTGTTCACCACTATGTTTAGAATGAACAGCATCATACATCTTATGGCCATGTGTATCATGAATTTCTTTTGCTGCAGACATATGTTTTTGGAATGTCTTTTCATTCTCAGCAGAATGTTTTACTTTACTTGTATCGTGTTCTGCACCATGAATATGTACATCTGGATGATGTTTAAAATGGCTCATATCAACATGAGGTGAAGCGTGTTTCATATCATCACTATATTTGTGGTGAACTACAACACCAACTTTAGATTTTTTAATTGCTTTGGCATGTTCACCTTTAGCAGTATATGTGATTGTATTAGGAGTAAAAGAAACATCACCTTTAGCTTCTACGATATAATCTTCATGTAATGTTTTAGTTTCAGCATGGTGCATCAAATCGCCTTGATATACACCATGTTTAGGTGTTACTTTAGGCAAGTGTTTGAGTGCATGTTTGAGTGTTCTTGCTAAACCAGGTGCATGACCGTGGTTCTTGTCAATATCTTTTTCTGTATGATTGATTTTAGGTGTTTTATTGAACGCAGATTTGGTTGCTACAAAAAACTTACCATTTTTAGGATGATGCCCAAAAACAATAGATGGAGAACCATCATATTTCATTGTTAGATTAGTGTTCTTATGTCCACCAGTCATATGTGCATGAGCTTTCATCAAAGCCGCATGCGCATGTTCAAATCCGGCATGGCCGTGCATCAAAGGTCTATCTTCAGCGTGGTGAATATGTTTTAATTCAGAACCCTCGGCTGAAGCCTCTTCTTTTAAGAATGATAAAAATGAATACATGAATTTTCCTTCTGATTTGCAACACACTTTGGTTGCCGGTTGCTTATTTATACAACTTTTATATCTTTATGACCAAACCGTTAAAAGGTTGGGTTCGATATATAGACGCCTGGAATGTTGGATTTAGAACAACCTATTAGTCCACGTTTTTGGTGTCTTATCTGAAATGATTTCAAGAGGAAGGTGATATTCAAATTGTTTTGTACCACGACTACGGATATAATCTATTTGCTTTTGTAAAGATTGTTCCAATGAAGTTTTGGTCTCATAACCAAAATATTCACGAATTTTATTCGCTGAACAATTAGCATGTTTTACTTCCTGTGGTCGACCTGGCATGAATACCGGTTCCAACTTAAAATCCAATAATTTAGCAATAGTTTGTGCTAATTCCAATACTGTTACTGGATTTTCATCTGGACCTATATTAAAAATCTGGCCAACCGCTTTAGGATTGGTGGCAAATTCAACCAGACAATCGACATCATCAGAAATATCGGAGAAGCACCTGGTTTGCGATCCGTCAGCATAGATGATTGGTTGTCTACCTTGTAACATGAGATTAATCATAATACTTGCCACATTTCGGAAAGGATCATCATACTTTTGACGAGGACCTATGATATTATGTGGTATAGCAATAACCAATTCAACACCATGAACTTCAGCTAAATTTTGTAACAAAAGTTCTGTACCATATTTGGCGATACCGTACGGATCTTGAGGTTTACAAATCATATCTTCGGTAAAAGGAACTCTGTCCTGTGTACCATACCTTGCCATAGAAGAACAATGTACAAACTTAGGAACACCAGCTTGAATAGCGCCGGTCATTGCATTAACAGCAATTTGAGTTGTGTTTTGTACAATTAACGATGGTGAAAAAACGGAAAGGCCTTCATATGCGGTACATGCAGTATGATATACCACATCACAACCTCTCATGATATTCTGAAGTCTGTCCAATTCAAGTAAGTCGAAATCATAAAATTCAACACCTTCTGGAACATTATCACGATAACCACCCAATAGATTATCAATTCCAGCAACTTGATATCCTTTAGCCAAAAAAGCATCAGCCAAATGTGATCCTAAAAATCCTGCTACACCAGTAATAAAAACTTTTTTCATTGCCATTTCGACCCTTCAAAATCCATCCAATAGTTTGTCATTTTACCTTTACCTTGTAATATATAGAAAGGTAGTGTATGCACCAATGCTCGGCTTGATCCGTAGTATAATAATTCTTTAGGACCATTTTCTAAAACAAAAGCAAAATGTGTTGTGCCCGTATCTCCACCAACAAATATTTCAGATTCTAAAATGTGTTGTATATTTTGTAAAAAATCTGTGCTGGTCGTCCAATTTGGTACATTTAAATCTTCTTTATAACAAATAACTTTTTCATAAGATTCATATTCTACACCACTAAATCTCTGTAATAATTGTTCCATTACATTTCCTGGCCAATTTCTCCATTGATTGTATTTTGCATCAAATAATGGAAATATAACTATCTTTTTCTTTGATTGAAATGGATTGTTTATCTTTACTAAATCTCCACAAATATCACGGAAATCCCAAACATTAACTTTACGCCAAGGCAAAGTTTCTGTTCCTTCAAAAGCAGAAAAGTAATCAGTCATACCAATTAACCATGTATGAAAATCTTGAACGTATTTTTCATCACTTATGGAACCAGGTTTCATATGAAATCTAATTTGTGTATTATTATTGGTTTTTCTCAAGTGTTCGATAACATTACATACAGCAATTAAATCACCATTACGAACTGCGCCAAAAGTTCCTGGTTCTATATTGATAATCATGATTTTTCACCAACAATCATAAATGAATCATTCAAATCTTTTTCCGAAACAAAAACATTAGAGTAATTACGAGCAATCATATAATCTCTAATAATTTCTGGTGTAAAAGCATGTAGATGTTTACGATTGTTCCATGGACGCCAATATTCCTGATTATAATGTGGAAGATATAGGAATAGTGTTCCACCAATAAGTAGTGTTTGTGTCCAGTAATCTAAAGCTTTAACCCAATCAGGTAAATGTTCCAAACAATGACTTGAGTAAATATAATCAACTTTATGTTCTGGAAGATTATATGCGTCCCAAGGATCATCAAACAACAAATCAATAGGTTGTGCACCAGGATAAGCCCATTCTTTACGGTTACATCCAATATCATAACCAACACCTTTACAAAAATGTTTAGCAAAAGGAATAGCAAACTGTGATGCATTACCTTCTGATTGAAAGTGTGGATATGTTTTTCCTTTATACTGTAAAATATTCATCTAGTTTTTCCAATTCAAAATCTCCAACATACATCAATTTTGAGTTTCTATTTTTATAGAAATGTTTTTCAAAAGAATATTCGATTGGTTTATTATCCCAATTACGAATATCATCACCCCACAAAACAATTTGTTTCTTATTCATCAAATCAGCAATCGTTGATGCTCCTGTAAATGTTGAAATGAATGGTCTATCGGAAGAAAAAATACAAAAGGCATTTTCCATAAGTGTATTTTCATAGTTCAAATACATCACATCGCCTTGTTCTTTTAAATGTGATAATACCCAAGATGGTCTACGTTCATCTACTCCTTTAGCCCAGCGATCACCAATATACGGTCTACGAGATACTGAAAGTTTTTCAAACGGATTTACTTTTAAAATAAAATTGTCATCAACTTCAAAAGTTAGTCTATCATATCTATCTTTTAACCAATTTTCATATCTACATGTTTCTATAGGACGATTTGGATTACTTTTATCCTCTCTTGTCCAAGAACTTAATTCAATAATATCTCCATACACAAAAATATCATCCAAAAAATCAACTTTATGAAAAATATCTTGATACATCAAAAATTCTTTGATGCCCTTGAATTTTCTCATTTCAGGCCTCATTAAAAAATGAATTTGTTCTTTATCTCCCCATTCTTTGTATATACCAGAAAGAACAGGTAAAGCGTTTAAGAAATCACCTAAGTTTGACGTACAACTAAGATATATTTTCATTGAATTCCTTAAAAATAATAAACCAATCGGATTTGTTAACAGGATGGATTTCAAATAATTCTGGTTTTGACAGATAAGACATCAATAAGAATGTTTGGTCATCATCAATTAAATTATTTTTTAATAACTCATTAATATTGTGGTGAATGAGTTGCATTAAAATTGGCCACATTTCTTTACCAGCCACAATACAAGGACCTGTCATATGAACATCGTTATTGAAAATAACATCTTGAATATATGTTCCTTCAACCCAATCTTTAATACTGAACAGGTGTATTTTATTCTTATCGAAAGGATATTTCCATTCTTTTACACCATTAAGTGTAGATTCTTCTCTACAATATCCAAAGTCCAACCAAGCAACCAAATCGGTTTGAATTAAACCTCTCTGTAATGCTTGATTAACAAAGGCACTCTTTAAAGCATTTACTACGACATAATCCGCAGACCAATATTCTGGATTGCGTACTTGCATGGGATTTATTTTAGCTTGATAATCAACATTGCGTTGAACTTCTGAAACTTTTTCACGAAGTTCTTTAAATGAATCTTGAAAATCTACTGTTAGAATATCTGTTGGTTTACCTTCTCGTATTGATTCGATGACTTCAACAAATTCTTTAGATGTGAAAATCACCATTGGATTTTCCAGTTCTGCTAGATAACTAAATCGTTGTAGATAGGTATCTGTAGTTCGATGTAAGTAATGTGGAAGGCCTTTTTCTGGAGTCCAGTCACTACGACCAATATCAAAGAAGGCCGTTACAATAGTAATTTCATTCATATTATACCCAATAATATTTCTTATAATTATTTACGATTTCAATCTCATCTGGTTGTGAATCAACGAAACCATCAAAATCAAAACCAGGTTGATGATGGTGTGTATCTGTCATGTGAGGATTAATAGTGTAATCTTTTCCACACAACATATAATAAATTGGCATATAACAATC